GCTGTTCTTAAACATGACGGTGCGCCCATTCGGATGTTGCAACGTCGGCGGGAATTTTATCCCCGTCGCCATGCCCCACTTCCCGGACGCAAAGCGAGCAGAGTCCCCGCCTTCGAGCGCGCCGTCCACGCCACCGCACGGGCGAGGATTTTCATACCAAATAAATTCTGCCTTGAACTCGTCGAGCATCCCAACCGGGATAATCGATAGCACGGTGCCGAGCGGCGGGAAGCATCCGCGCGCCATCGACCAATACCCCGGCGTGTCAGTTCCTCCCGAGTTCTTAATAATCTGGTTGAATCCCTCCAGATTTTGTAACCCCGGGAAAATCGCTCTCGCCGCCATAACATTCTCGCTATATTTCGCGTCGAGGCGGACCACGAACCACCTGCGCGTAGACAGCCACTCGAAATGTGTATCCGGGTCGAACGAGGGCCAGCCGAAGGGCGGTTCACAACGTTGTCCTACCTCGTCTGCTTGGTCAGTCGGGTTAAACGCGCCGATGATTTTCAAGCCGCCGTCGGTGGATAGGTTCGACATGAGGTTGTCCACGTCGCGCCAAATTCCGGCTGGAATATTCGCAATTTCATCAAGAAATACAAACAGCCGCGAGGTCTCCCCGTAAATCGGATGCGGTTCTTTTCGGCGAATTCGGGCCACGCCTTGTAATCGTCCGGCGGCTTTCTTGCCCAAGGGGATTACAACCCCCGTGATGGAGCCCTTTCGAGAACGGGGGTCGATGCCGATGAAAAGTTTTCCGACTTCGCCGGGGAGCGGTATTGTGCTGCCCTTGTGCAACGCCACGAGATGCGAAAAAAGATTGTCCTCAAGATGCTGCTCGCTGGGGCCGAGGACCTTTATTGTTGAAAATTCTGGGTCTCTGATAAATTCCAAAAACAGACGAACCGCCATAGAAAAACTCTTTGACTGTTTGCCGCTGCCCATTAGAAGAATAAAATTTTGTGTATCGAAGGCATCCCATACCCTGCGGGTTCCTTTGGGGCGCGGGTCAAACTGTGTGGGGCCCCATAGCATATGCGCCGCGTCTTCAAAACCATTGTTGTTTAAGCAAAAATGTAAGAGAATGTTTAGGAGAGTATACGCCTCGGATTTTTTTGTCGGGTCCGGGACCTTGACACCCGTTTCTCGGACCCATTGGGCCACTAACTTTGCGGCATCAAAAGGCCTATCCTCGTGAAGCAAGGCGCTGACTTCCTCTACTAGCTTTTTCTGGGGGCTATCGCTTGGGAGGGCCATGCTGTAAATACGAAATGGCCCGCAACAACCGGGCCTCCGAGTCTTTGAAAGTCCCTAGCCCGATGTTACATATCCGGCAAAGGAGGCCCCTAGCCTCCTCTGGAGAGAAAATCCGCTCAGTCATTGTCGTGTTTGTGGATTAGTTAAGAAATTTTCGTAAGTCTCGTAAAACGCCCACTCGGGGTTGATTTTCGGCTCCCATCCAAGCGCGCGAATTTTCGAGTTGTCCATGATTTTTCGGAGCACGCCGACGGGCTGGGTCGGGTCGAAAACAATCTTTCCGCGATATCCCACCACCTTCGCAAGGGTGTGCGCGAGACAATCCACGGACCACTCCTCGCCAGAACCGGTGTTGATGGGTTCGTCGCTCTCATATTGGGTCATCACGGTGATGAGTGCGTTGGCGAGGTCAGCCGAGTAGAGCAACTCTCGTTTCGCAGTGCCGTCGCCCCAAATCACAAACTCCGGCGCGTTGTTGCACTTCGCAGCGTGCATCCTCGCAATGAGTCCGGGGACGAGGTGCGCGTCGTGCTCGTTGAAGTTGTCGTTCTCGCCAAAAATATTGCACGGCATGGCGGAAACCACGTTGAGCTTTCCGGTGTGTCGCAGGTATTGGCCCAGCTTCACGCCGCAGATTTTCGCCAGCGCGTAGCCCTCGTTGGTCGGCTCAAGCGGTCCCGTCAGCAGGGCAGATTCTTTTATCGGCTGCTCGGCATTCTTTGGATAAATGCAGGAACTCCCGAGGAAGACCAGTTTCTCGCAGCCGTATTCCGCCGCGTTCAACATCACGTTCTCTTGGATACGAAGATTCTCGACGAGGAACTCCGACGGGTTCACAATATTCGCCTTGATTCCGCCCACGCGCGCGGCTGCGAGGAACACGTATCTCGGATTGTGACAGGAAAACCACCATTGCACATCTGCGGGGGAACGTAAATCAACCTCGTGGCGGGAGGCTGTGAGGATGTTTGTGAATCCCCTTTCATGAAGTTCCCGAACCAGCGCGGAGCCGACGAGCCCGCGATGCCCGGCGACAAAAATCTTTGAATCTTTTTCCATGTTTAGCAATACCCGTAAGGGGATTCGGCCAGTGCCCCCGGCTTATGTAGCCTGAGAGTTTCCTCCGCCCACTTAACTTTATCTTCAACTCTCTGGGCGCGGTCGATGACAAGAAGGCGACCGTATCTATTACCAATCTCGTTGATAAGGTGAGTCATGTTAAAAGGGGCGGAGGGCTTTTATGAACTTAAACTTGGGCCATAGCTTCCGCGCCAACATCGCCCCACTTCCATAATGAACAAGCGGCTCAGTGCGAAAATTTAGGTTGTCGAACAGCGCGCAGCCATTGGTCTTGATAAGCCAGTCGGGCTTTGGCCTTGCAGTGTCGCCGGGGAGGGGGGAAAACATGCGAACGAAATGACTTAAATCGTCGAGATGGTAAGCATTCAAACGATGAACAAAATCGTGCTCATCCGCCTTCCAAGAAATGAAAAGCTCGCAAAGGTCAAGAAAATGCTGTGGGCTACCGAGCACGGCCCCTAAATAGACGCTAGCAGGGGTCTCCGAACAAATAACCTCCATTTTTCCCGGCTCCGGGTCTCGGGCCGGGAAAGAATAATTAATAACGTCCATATCGAACAGCCCAACGGCGGGCTCGTTGTGGAGATTGCCAAAATGGGCGCAAGCCAACCACCTCAGCCAACACGCATTCACAAAAGTTCGCGGATACGTAGTGGGCATAGAGTTGAAGTGCTCGAAGAAAAAATCAAACCGGGGATGCGTCTTTACATCCTCCATCGAGAGCACGACCGGCTCCCACCCCTGTTTACGAAAACTCTCCGCCCACAGCTTTAGAAGTTCTCGCATCTCCCCCTCTTGCCAGAGATTTTCTGAGTGGTCGTAATAAGTGAGGGCGTATTTCAGAGTAACCTTTTCCGGGCAATCTCCAGCAGACTGTTGTCCTTGGTTCCGTGAACCCACTTGACGCCGGCCGCGCGCAGGATATCCCACTCCGCCTCTTGAAAAGTCGGCCGCTTCCAATGCGACTGAATCCCCGGGATGTTCGCCCAGCCCTTCATTTCGTATTGTGGCGCTAATACCCAGTCGTGACCTCCGCCGCCGCGGATTACGCTGCCGGCTTGTTTCGCAAGGAAAGTCAAAAAGTCAAGCTCCCCTGAAATTAGCATGCAGTCTGCATTGATATGGTTTCCGCCCTGACAGCGCGCGTTGCCGCCGACCATCGCGCCGGCAATCTTCACTTTCGGCTTGAGTCGGTCCCATTCACTGTGGAGATACATCAATCCATCGTTCACCAAGGGAGCGGTATCCGAGGCGAGGTTGAGAATCGCCTTATATTTTGGCAGCTTCCCGCCGGAGATGCCGCGCAGGCACCAATCAATGCTCCCGAAAAACAATCCGTTGCAACCTTGCGGCCATCCGGTTTCGGGGCGCTGGGAAATAGCAGTGAACACGGTGAATTTCCGGGATACGTAATTCACCGAGGCCGTATCGTGTTTGCAATCTCGACGGGCCACAAATGCAAAATCGCACGCTCCAGAATGTCCGGGCTCAAGGTCCGCGAGCAGGCGGGCGAGTAGCATCGCTTGGGCCCGGTCACCTTTCCAGTATGACAGGAGAATCAGGATTTTGTCGGTCACTATACCTTCCTCGCCATATCTACCATTAGTTGCCCAAGAGATGCGGCCGGGAGTTCTGAGTTTGCGTGGTCCTCGATGATTTCTAGCACCGCGCTGATTAACTTCGGCTCCACTTTCCGATTCAGCCCGAGGATTGGACAGTCCGGCCCGAGCGGTTGCCAGTGCTCGTCGTCCTCTTTCAAATCCTCTTCGAGCTTCTCGTTGCCGACGCGGGTATAATCATTAAAAATCTCGATGCCCGGAGAAATTT